CTGGCAAAAGCCGTGACCTGCGTAAGCATGGGTCTGACGCTTTCCCTTGGGAGGGTGCAGCCGATATGGAGTCTCATGTTATTGATGAGCGTGTTACTAAGCTTGTATCCTTGTTTATTTCTTCAATGAAGAGAGCTAACGTAAGAGCTTTCCCAGTAGAGATGGGAGATATTGCTCGTTCTAAAGTAGTTTCTAATTTTCTTAAATGGATGGTGTCAAGTGGCTATATTCCTCGCTTTATGCAAGAAATGGAGCTAGGGGCTAACTATATGCTTGAGCGTGGGCTGTTGATAACCTATGTTGGATGGCACAGAGAAGACAGACGTTTTTTACAAAAACTAGACATAAATCAAATTGCTCAAATATCTCCAGAGCTTGCTACTATTATTCTCGAAGGAAATGATGATGATCAAATTGTTGAACTTATTAAAACAACTTTTGATGGCGTAACTGATCGCAAAGCCAAAAGAGCACTCAAAGAAATACGTAAGACTGGAGTCGCGGAGCTTCCCGTAGTGCGTCGTCAAATTGATGTTCCCGATGTTAAGACACTAGCACCCGATGGAGACTTTATGTTCCCAGCTTATGTTACTGATCCTCAAAGATCACCATACTGTTTTTGGCGTACATACTATACTGCTCAAGAACTAGAGAACAAAGTTATTACTGATGGCTGGGACGAAAATTTTGTTGATTACATGATAGAAAACTATCGTGGGGTAAACATTGATTCTATTGAAAGAGAACAAGAGGGTCGTCGTTCTATAAGTTTAACAGACTCTGCTTATGAAGCTGATGAACTAATTGAAGTGGTTCATTGTTATCAACGCTTAGTTGATCCAGAGGATGGAGCTGAAGCAATTTATGAAACTGTAATACACAAAGACTTTGATGGCAACGCAGGATTAGGTGTACCAAGCTATGCTAAGTTTAATCTTATGAACGGGTATGAGGACTACCCAGTAGTGGTTACAAAGCTTTCAGAGGACAGCAAACGCCTATATGATACACAAACTATCCCTGATGTGTTACGTGGCATTCAACAGCAAATAAAGGTAGAACGCGACTCTCGTATTGATCGCAATAGTTTAGCAACTCTTCCTCCTATTATGCACCCTGTAGGTAATGCACCCAAAGATTGGGGGCCAGGCAGGTACATACCGTATCGCAGAAAAGGAGAGTTTGAATTTGGTCCTACTCCAAACTTTAATCAAGGTTCTATAGAGATGGAACAAACTATGGAGCGACAAGCTAATGCAATGGTTGGTTTAGATTACCAAGATCCAATGAGTCAAATGCGTAGGCAGTTTTTAGTAGACAAGTTTTTAGCTCACTGTGCCGATGTTCTAAAGTTAGCTTATCGGTGCTTCCAAAGGTTTGGACCTGATAGTATATTCTTCCGAGTTACTGGTGTTCCAGATCCTCAAATGTTTGAGAAGGGCGATCCTGATGAAAACTTTGACATCTTAATTAATTACGATGTTCTTAACTCTGACCCAGAGGCTCAAGAAAATAAACTAAATCAATTAGTTTCATTGACTCAACTAGACAGAAACGGAAGAATTAATATTGATAAATTGCTTGAAGTTGCTGCTAGTAGCATTGACCCTGTTCTTGCTGATGCTGTTCTTCAGCAATCCGAAGAAGCTCAAGAGCAAATAGTAAAACAGGTTATGGATGACTTGACAAAAATCTTTGCAGGCATTGAAATGCCAGCTCGTCCAAATGGTGGTCAAATTGCATTACAAATTATACAACAATACACTTCTCAGCCAGATATACAAGAAAAACTAGAAGAAGATGAAGCATTCCGTAATAGACTGGAAAAGTATCAAGGACAGTATTTGTTTGCTATGCAGCAAATGCAAAATGCTCAGATTGGTAGAATTGGTACAAACCCAGCTCAAATGGGTGAAGTTAATACTCAAAGTATGTAGCATTTGTTTTTTATCGTTAAATTATAACGTAATGGCAGACAACAAAACACCAAGTCAGTTTGCAAATCAAAGAATTAAAGATTTACGCGCTCAAAGTTACTTTAATATGTTATCGTTAAATGAAGGCAATAAGCCAAGAGTTTATGAAGATAGTGAAGGTAATCGAACAATAGGTATTGGTTTTAATCTTGAAGATGAGGGCAATCGCAGATTTCTAGAAGAAGAAGGCATTGATATAGATGAATTGTTTGATGGTCGGGAGTTATCAGATAGAGAAACAAAAATTCTTTACAACCATAGTTTGAGGCAAGCGTTTGAAGATGCTCAAAAATTTGATCCGAATCTGGCACAACGCCCAGAAGCAGCTAGAATGGCAATAGTTGACATGGCGTTTAATCTAGGGTTAACTAGGCTTAACAAATTTAAAAAAATGAAGGCTGGACTGATGAACAACGATTACCAAACAGCTGCTGATGAAATGGTTGATAGCAAATGGTACAAACAAGTTAAGTCTCGTGGACCAAGAATGGTTAACGTAATGCGTTCTGCATCTAAATAATTTATGGAAGATGATATTAATACTCTTGCTAACTACGAAGCTTTTGCTCGTTTTATTTATTCTATTGAAATAGCACGCGAAGAAGTTATTGGAGATTTAGCACACGCATCTACTGAAGGAATACAGCAACTGAGTGGACGTATTCTGGCGTATGATGACATTCTAAAGATGGTAAACTGGGACTCACTTCGTGAGCGTCATAGCCAACAACTTGCATAGGATGTTACAATAAATTTATCGCAATCATCCAGCGTATACGGATGGACAAAATTATGACAGAAGATCACTCAAGCGACATCTCCGAGTCGTCAGAAAAATCGGTGGCAACAAATATAACAGTGTCTGAGCTTGCCGCTCGACGCTTAGGTGCTAACCAAGCAACCGAACCAACAGAAGAGGTAGAAGAAACCGCAGAAGTTGAAGAGGAAGCAGAAGTTGCATCAGATGAATTAGAAGAAACAGAAGAAGAAGTAGAAGAATCAGAAGAGAGTTCTGAGACTGAAGCAGAGTCTGAAGTATCTTCAGAAGACGTTCTTTCACAGATTGACCTCGATGAAATGTCGGAGGAAGACCTTAGCGAGCTTGGTAAAAAGCTTGGAAGCAAAGCTGTTGAACGGTTTGGAAAACTAACCGCACAACGTAAGGCTGCTGAAGAGGAATTACAAAAGCTACGTGCAAGTTTAGAAGCCAGTTCTAACGATCCACTAAAAGGAAGTCAGCAGATTAAAAACAACCCCTATGGTAACATTGATACTATAGAAGGAATACAGAAAAAAGCTGATGAAATTAATAATATCGTTGAATGGGCTGAAGATGTATTATTTAATGCCGATGGCTATGGTCCCGATGACGTAGTAACTGAAGTTGAAGGTAAGGAATTAACTAAGGCAGATGTGCGTAAGAGTTTGCTTAACGCACGTAAAAGCCGAGATAAATTTCTACCTGCTCAACTAAATGTTCTTCAGTCCAAAGAGCAAGGACAACAACTCAAAAGTGCTTTTGAAAGTAAAGCTACTGACGAGTTATCCTGGCTACAAGGTGAAGACAATGATACTCGTAAGCAATATGAGGCTATGATAAATGATCCACGCTTTATTGAATTAGAAGGTGCAGTTGCTCCTGAAATTTCAGCACAGCTTACATATATTATGGCTCATGCAGCTAACAGTATATATGGACGTAAACCAGTTACAGAAACTAAGCAATCCGCCAGATTAAATCCACCAAAACAACCAACTGGTTCAGGTGCTCAATCAGAGCGTAAAGCAAATCCAAGGGTTAAGAAAGTAAACGAATACAAAAATAGATTCAGTAAAACAGGCAGCAAGAGTGATTTTATAACTCTCAGAACCCTACAATTACAAAACCGATAACTTAATATACAATGTCATTTACTAATACATTTGATACTACAAATCAAGGATCGGCTGTTTCTAACCGTGAGGACCTGACAGATGTTTTGACCATCCTCGCTCCCGAAGAAACTCCAATCCTTTCCTCTGCTGACAAGCAAAAGGCTTCCGCAACATTTGTTGAATGGACAGTCGATAGTCTTGCAGCTCCTAGCACCGCAGGTATAGCCGAAGGTGCTGATGTCACAGCTTTCACAGACCAGTTTGCTGGCCGTGCAAAGCTTGGTAACCGCGTTCAAAAGTTCCGTCGCGACTACATGGTTTCCGATATGCAAGAAGCTGTCGATTCCGTTGGTCCCGCTAAGATAGCTCAAGC